GGAAGTCGCACCAGTAGCAGGTTTCTTTGTAGTCTAGGGAGATGACAATCTTCCTGCTAGAACTGTTCGCTGTTTCACTCATCGGTTTTGGAGTATTCTTGGTGTCGGTACCCATCGGGCTGATCTTCGTCGGCTTCACAGTTCTATTGTTCGCATTCGCATATGAGCGCGGTCAGAGGAAGGTCAAAAAGTAAATGTTGTCACGACTTCTGAACCAAGGCACCGAGAATCGTGCAATCTCATTTCAATCATTGTTTGCTTCAGGTGAAGGATTTGCTACCTCAACGAACTCTGGTACGACAGTCACCCAAATAGATTCACTAAAGATTGAAGCAGTGTACGCATGTGTGCGTCTCATCTCCGATTCAATTTCAACTTTGCCTGTCGATACTTACATTCGTGTAGGTGCAGAACGCAAAGCGTTTCGTCCTCGACCACTCTGGTTGGACATTCCTGAAACTGGTGTGACTCGCACCGAACACTTCCAACAGGTGCTGGTGTCGTTGTTGTTGAATGGCAACTCGTTCACACGAATCGTTCGTGATGACCAAGGTGTTGCAGCTCTAGTGGTGTTGAACCCTGAGAAGGTTGAATGCAGTCGTGACCAAGTGACACGCAGACCGATCTACATTTACGACCAACGTGATGTGATCCAGTCGGAAGACATGATTCATATCACGGAACTGCGTTTGCCAGGTGAGTTGCGTGGTCGTTCCAAAATAGATTTGATCAAAGAGAACCTCGGTTTGGCGAAAGCCTTGGAGGAGTTCGCTGCACGATTCTTCGGTCAAGGCTCAAGTGCGTCAGGCATCATCGAGTTCCCAGGCAACCTGACCCGTGAGCAAGCAAAAGATTTGGTGTCCTCATTTGAGGAAGGTCATCGAGGTCTGCGCCGATCACATCGTCCAGGTGTGTTGTTCGGTGGAGCCAAGTTCACGAAGACAACCGTTGACAACGATTCAGCACAGTTCCTAGAATCACGACGCTTCGCCATCGAAGAGATTGGTCGCATCTTCCGATGCCCACCATCAATGCTTGGTGTCACCACAGCTGGAGCAATGTCGTATGCGTCAGTTGAACAGAACGGCATCCACTTTGTTCAGCACACGTTGCGTCCGTACATCTCCAAGATTGAAGATGGCTACCAGAAGTTGTTGGACAGTCGAGCATTCCTCAAGTTCAATGTTGACGGCCTGCTTCGTGGCGATCAAGCCTCACGATATGCAGCATTCTCAACAGGTCTGCAATCAGGCTTCTTGTCAATCAATGACATCCATCGCATTGAGGACATGCCACCAGTTGAAGGTGGTGAGGTGTATCGAGTGCCGTTGGCGAACGTGGATTTGTCGGCTGCAAACTTGTCTGAGTTGGATCGTAAAGTGTTGATGGCCCAACGGTTGATCACCACAGGTTTTGATCCATCGGCAGTGTTGGCATCACTTGGATTGCCAGACATTCTGCACACTGGTGTGCCTTCGGTGATGTTGCAAGGTTTGTCGCAGATCAGTCCAGCCGATCCTGCTGCTGCTTACGAAGTGAAGTCGCAGAACATGGACATCAATATGCCTGAAGTGGTGTTGAACTACACACCTCCTGCTGTGAATGTGCCTGCACCGATCATCAATGTTCCTGAGACTGTGGTTCGTGTCAACATCCCTCAGTCGAAGCCTACGATCCGCACCGTTGAGCGTGACGCTGATGGACGCATCTTGACGATCACTGAAAGGGTTGAAGACTAATGGCACACGGAATCAGCGCATACTTGGGCAACGCTTGGATGGATGCGTTGGGTAATGCAACAGCATTCTCGGTGGCGACACCGTATGTGAAGTTACATACGCAAGACCCTGGTACTGCCGGTACAGCATTCCCTGCAACCGAGACAACTCGCAAGGCTGTGTCGTTTAGTGCTGCTTCTGCTGGTGGGTTGACATCGGATGCAGATATTAGTTGGACGAATATCACAGGCAACCAAGATGCAACGCACTTCACCTGTTGGGACAACATCAGTGCAGGCAACTTCTTGTTCTCAGGATCAATCGTTGCTGGTGCTTACACAGCAGGTGACACCTACACAATTAGTGCAGGCAATCTCACCGTTTCATTGACGCTCGCATCGTAGGTTTGTGATGGCCGTTCAACGGTTCGTCCTTGACTCAACCACACTCGACAACTCAGGCTTCGGTCTTGCTGGTGGTGCGGCATTTATTCTTGATACTTCAACGCTTGATAGCGCAGCTGTTCTTGATGGTGGTCAGTTCCTAACTGTCGCCACCGGCACATCGTCGCTTGGTGGAATTAGTGCTTCAGCCTCTGCGCAAGCAACATTGTTCCCTGTTCTAGCTTCATCGCTTGGTGGGTTGGCTGCGAATGCGACTGCGCAATCCGAGATATTCCCTGTTCTGTCTTCAAGTTTGGGTGGGCTAGATGCCACTGCTCAAGCATCATCAACATTGTTCCCTGTTCTCAATGCTTCACTCGGGGGATTAGACGCAACGGCTTCAGCGTCATCGGTCATCTTCCCTGTATTTGATGCACCGTTGGATGGGCTGGTTGCTTCAGCCACAGCGCAATCAGTAGCTCCTGAGCCACCGTATATTCCTCCTGCTGGTTCACGCTGGTGGAAGCAACCTGCTTCGCCGGTCAAGAAACAAGAACTACCAGAACAGATTGTTGTTGAGGTGCCCAAGCCTCGATCACCTTTGTTTGTGTCGGCTGTGGCTGTGGCACGGCTTGGTGGTGCCGATGTGGGTGCGTTGGGTTCGGTGACGTTCTCCTCCTTGGATGATGATGCTGAAGTATTGTTGTTGGTCTGATGCCTTATTTCATTACAGACAAATCACCTGATTGTTCAGGTTGGGCAACCGTCAAGGAAGATGGTGAAGTTATTGGTTGCCACACCACGAAGCAGGATGCGATTGATCAGATGGTTGCTGTGTCGATTGCTGAGGATATGGAACCTGGTGGTGAACGGGCGTTGCCAGATAACTATCGTCCTGCGTTGGCTGCTGATGTTCCTGAAGGTCGCGCATGTGGCAACTGCCATTACTACAACGAAGACATGATTCAAGAAGATGGCAGAGATTTGAAAGCGTATTGCATGAAGTGGGATGCGTATGTGAATGGTGGTTGGTATTGCAACGCTTGGGAATCTGAAGAACACGAAGAAGAAGAAGTCATTGATGATGTAGTGGAAGATGTAGAGGACGATGAGGTTCGTCAAGTGTCGTTGGATGTTCCTGTGTATATTCGTTCAGCAGCTCGCAAAGGTTTGGACTACTACGGTCAAGGGTTGGCTGGTGACGGTTTGGTGGATCGGACTGTGCGTGAGGCACGGGATATGGCGCGTGGGGACATCACTGAGGACAAGGTGATTCGCACGAACGCTTGGGGTGCCAGACATCTTGTGGACTTGGATGCACCAAAGAACTCTGACCCTGATGACAAAGAGTTTCCTGGTGCCGGTGCAGTGGCGTTCTATCTGTGGGGCATCAACCCACTTGACCCTGAACCTGCGATGAATTGGTTTATGTCGAAGGCTGAAGCGATCAAAGCCGAACGCGCTGATGCTCCTGCCCCACCGAAAGATCAGATCACGGGATCAGACAAGAATCCTGTTGGGTCTGCGAAGGCTCCAGCTAGTGGGAAGACGATTGAACTATCAGAAGCCATTGAGACAGGTTTGGCAAACAAAGCCAAAGAACACAACGATGAGGTTGGTGACAACGCTGGCAAACGGGCAACGGTTGGTATGTTGCGCACAGTGTTCCGTCGAGGAGCTGGAGCGTATTCAACTTCGCATCGTCCAGGTGTGACACGGGATCAATGGTCTTATGCACGGGTGAATGCGTTCTTGTATTTGTTGCGCAACGGCAGACCTGAGAATGCAAAATACATTGGCGACAATGATCTGTTGCCGAAGGGTCATCCGAAGTCATCTAGATCGCTTGGCTCATTTGGTACTAGCATTGGCGACATGGAACAAACTGTTGAAACACGTCGCATCACATCAAACGAGTTTGAACTTCGTGCCGATCCAAAAGGCAATGGGATGTCGTTCACGGGTTACGCAGCAGTATTCAACTCGCCTTCAGAGCCGTTGCCGTTCATTGAACGAATCGCTCCAGGCGCATTCGCACGGTCACTCAAATCAAAGAACAATGTGCGCATGTACATGAACCACGATTCAAGCATGCTTCTTGCAACAACCCGTGCGAAAACACTGCGACTATCTGAAGACTCCAAAGGCTTATTCGTTGACGCATCGTTGCCTGATACGACGATTGGTCGTGACCTGTCGGTCTTGATGCAACGTGGCGATGTGAACTCAATGTCGTTCGGCTTCACCGTTCCTTCTGGTGGCGACATGTGGTCTGATGATGGTCAGTCGCGTGAACTCCGTCAGATCAAACTCTATGAGGTCAGCGTTGTCACAGGGTTCCCAGCCTATGCAGCCACCACAGCAGCAGTCCGATCACTTGATGCCCTTGCTACTCGCACAGGTATTGACGCAGATCAACTCGCAGCTGCGATCACGAACCTTGAATCAGGTCAAACATTGTCGCAAGATCATGCGATGTTGTTGCGTGAAACTGTCGCCAAACTTGAACCTGTGCAGGATTCTGCACCGGCTCGTTTAGGTGTGATGGCGAAGCACCTTGATTTGTTGAAGTCCATCGCCTAGCATTTGTTCACTGCATAGTTGACGGAGCCGTCAACCTTGTTGCTGTATGTGGAGCCACATCAGGTTGAGAAGTAGTAACTCCCTGCGTATCCCCAATCCATCAACTATCCGAAAGCAGAAAACAATCATGAAAGAATATCTAGACCGTCAAGTTGAGATTCGTCAGCAAGCATGGCACCAAGCCAAAGCAATCATTGACGTAGCCACAGCTGAAAAGCGTGACCTCTCAGCAGAAGAAGAGCAAACCTACAGCCGTTTGAACAATGAGATGAACGAGCGAGCAGCAACCATTGCCAAACTCCGTGAAGATGAATCACGTGAACTTCGCATGGACGCAGCAACCCGTGAAATTGCAGATCAAGTTCGCCCTGTTGCTTCGGCACCAGTGAACGAAGATGTCGCAATGATCCGTGCGCTCATCAAGGGCGAATCACGTTCGGCTAATTTCGAGCGTCGTGACATCTTGAAGTCGAGCACTGGTTCACCAGTACCGACATCGTTCTACAACCAGGTGATCATGAAGGCACGTTTGATTGCGCCAGTCTTGGCAACATCAACTGTCCTCAACACTGCTGGTGGCGAGAACCTTCAGATTCCACGTTTGTCAACTTACTCAGTTGGAACTGTCAATTCAGAAGCAGCAACACTGGGCGAAAGCGATCCAGCGTTCGCAGCATTCATCACACTCGGAGCATTCAAATACGGTTTCTTGACACAAGTGTCGCAGGAACTTCTTGAAGATTCTGGTGTTGACATGCTCAGCTTCTTGGCTGATCAGGTCGGTAACGCATTGGGCTTCGCTGTTGG